TAACTTCTGGAAACCCCAATGGCTATTGGCAAGGCCATAGAGTTCCTGAAGGAGCAAGCAAGTGCCGAAAAACCCGTCCGTGATGAGCCACTCGTTCTCCCAAGTCCCCCGAGCGGAAATTCCACGCGCCCGATTTGATCGGAGCTGCGGTCACAAAACAACATTTGACGCCGGCAACCTCGTTCCTGTATTCGTGGACGAGGCTTTGCCGGGGGATACCTTCAACTGCAGGATGACGGCATTTGCCCGACTTGCTACGCCACTGCACCCTTTCATGGACAATATGGTATTGGACAGCTTTTTCTTTGCTGTTCCGATACGTATTATTTGGGATAACTTCCAAAAATTTAATGGCGAGCAGGCTAATCCTGCTGATAGTACTGATTTCCTTGTTCCTACTATGACTAGTCCAGTAGGAGGCTATACGGAGGCCTCCTTATCGGACTACTTCGGTATTCCGACGCTCATTGCGGGTCTGACGCATATGAGCTTATTCCATCGTGCTTATAACCTGATTTACAATGAATGGTTCCGCGACCAAAACCTGCAAGACAGTGTGGTCGTGGACTTAGATGATGGGCCGGATGATCCGGCCGATTACGTGGTGAAAAGGCGCGGGAAACGTCATGACTATTTTACTTCAGCATTGCCGTGGCCACAGAAGGGTCCAGCTGTAGAGCTTCCGTTGGGTACGGTGGCGCCGGTGACGGGGATCGGACCTAGGGTCGGCGATAGCGCCGTTATTCCTGGTGAGGATTATCGAGATGCAGGCGGAAACGTCTGGGGTTCGACAGGGTCGGACCCGACGATCAGCACACAGGATAGCGATCACCTGGCGGTCTTGATGCAGACGACAGGGTTGCCCGGCCCAACAAACGAGCCGCAAGTATTTGCGGATCTGTCGACGGCGACGGCGGCTACAATCAATCAGCTTCGGCAAGCGTTTCAAATTCAAAAACTATATGAGCGAGACGCCCGTGGCGGCACGCGGTACACGGAGATCATCCGTGCTCACTTTGGTGTCACGTCACCGGACGCGCGACTGCAGCGTCCGGAATATCTCGGGGGCGGTAGCTCCCCGATAAATGTGAACCCGGTGGCGCAGACTTCTGCAGCAAGTGGCGAGCCTACACCGCAAGGTAATCTTGCTGCTTTTGCCACATCTACTATGCATGGTCATGGGTTCACTAAGTCTTTCACAGAACATTGCGTGATAATCGGCATGGTTTGCGCGAGGGCGGACCTGAACTATCAACAGGGTTTGGCCCGCATGTTCTCCCGATCGACGCGATGGGATTTCTATTGGCCGGCGCTTTCGCACATTGGCGAGCAAGCGGTGCTGAACAAGGAAATCTTCGCGGATGGCAGCGCCAATGATGATTTGGTGTTTGGCTATCAAGAGCGGTTCGCGGAGTATCGGTACAAGCCTTCACAAATCACAGGGCAATTCAGATCGAACTTTGCCCAATCTCTCGACACGTGGCATCTAGCTCAAGACTTCTCAACGCTACCGGCGTTGAATGATGCCTTCATCGTCGAGAACCCTCCTGTGGACCGCGTGATCGCGGTCCCGTCGGAGCCGCACTTCCTGTTTGATAGCTATTTCAAACTCGCATGTGCCAGGCCGATGCCGATTTACTCGGTGCCTGGCCTCATCGACCATTTCTAGCAGGGTGCTTGGGCCTGCCTGACGGAGCCACTCACCCAAAGGGGTGGCGCCCGTCAGTCAGGTCCCGGCCCTGCCTGATGGAGAGCTCTTATGATCTTATCAGCTTTAGGTAGCATAGCTTCAGCAGCGGTGCCCGCCATTGCTTCACACTTCGGAGCAAAACAACAAAACAAAGCCAACTTATCCAGAATACAGCAGCAACAAGCGTTCCAAGAGCGGATGTCTTCTACGGCTTATCAGAGATCAATGGCCGATATGAGGAAAGCAGGTCTGAACCCAATACTGGCGTATAAACAAGGTGGCGCATCGTCGCCGGGAGGCGCGATGTCTCCGGCGGTCGATGAAATCGGTCCGGCGGTAGCGTCAGCAAAAGGCGGCATCCGCCTACGTAATGAAATGCGCATGATGAAAATGCAAATGGCCAATCTGGGTGAGACGAATGTGAACATTCAGGCCAATACGGCAAAAGCGACAGCGGAGGCGCGGAAAGAAAACGCACAAGCAGCAATCTCGGAGACGATGCTGCAGTCCGCTCGAGCAGCGGCGGAGCGTGACGTGACAACGGAAAAATTCTTCCAGACGCCAGCCGGGCAAATCATGCGCTATATCGACCTGTTCGGTCGATCACTCAATCCATTTGCAGATAGTGCAAAGAAAGCGAGGTAGTAATGTCCGAGCAACAAATTAGAAGTGCTTACCGACCGCACAAGCGCGTCACTATAAAAACGGGTGACGGGCTTGCAAAACAAGCATTCAAGTCAGAATGCGATATCAATACAATAATGCAGAAATACGAAAAGACGGGTCTAATCGCGCATGTGAACTCACATGGCGGTGACTATGGGAATTATCTGAATGTCACCGACTACCACACTGCGATGACGCAGATCACGGAAGCCCAAGAGGCTTTCATGTCGTTGCCAGCGAAGCTACGCGAGCGGTTTGGCAACAATCCTGCGAACTTTTTAGCGTTCGCGCAGGATGAAAAAAACCTATCGGAGATGGTGGAAATGGGCTTGGCGGAGGCGCCGGTTACGGAGCCAAAAGAAAAGGCCCCTGAGAAGCCTTCAGAGGCACCGCCAGAGCCCGAAAGTAAAGAGCCAGGGTCGCCAAAGGTCCCTGCCGACACCTAGGCTCTAGGCCCCGTCCCGCCCTGCACAGGCGGGTCGGGGCCGCACCGTACAGTTCGTTCACTTGATCTTAACTGTACGGAGTGACACCAAAACAGAAAGGCAGGATGATGAGACGCAGAAAAAAACTCAGCCGGAAAAGCTCAAAAAAGAACTTCCGGAAAGGTACGCGAACGAACAAAAAAAATCTGAGCAAGGGCAGGCCAATGCGAGGCGGTGTGCGCCTCTGAGAAAGGTTGGCCGGTGCCCTGCTACAATCCGCTTACGGGCTACCGGTCGAAGACCCTTAGCCCCAATGGAAAACGAGCGATCACATTTAATCGCGCGAGCGGATATATCGACATGCCGGTCACGCTGCCCTGTGGGCAGTGTGTCGGCTGTCGGCTCGAACGGTCCCGCCAATGGGCCATACGTTGCGTACATGAGGCATCGCTGTATGAGGATAATTGTTTCATCACACTGACTTACAATAATCAGTATTTGCCCCCGGATGGTAGTTTACGTGTAAGAGACTTCCAACTGTTCATGAAGAGATTAAGAAGGTCCCATGGCCCGAATATTCGGTTTTATCATTGTGGCGAGTATGGTGAGCAGTATGGTCGCCCTCATTACCATGCTTGCCTTTTTAATTTCGATTTCGTTGATAAACGACCTTGGAAGCAGTTACGAGAGAACACCTTGTATCGATCCGCGGAGTTGGAGCGATTGTGGCCTTACGGACACTCATCCGTGGGAGGTCTGACGTTCCAGAGCGCCGCTTATGTGGCGCGATACATCATGAAGAAAGTGAACGGGAAGGCCGCTGAGGACCATTATGAAAAGGTTGATCCGGAGACCGGAGAAATCCACCGACTGACACCTGAGTACACGACAATGAGTCGGCGCCCAGGCATTGGAAAAGGATGGCTGGAGAAATATTCCGGAGACGTGTATCCCGGAGATTTCGTGGTCCTCAATGGAAAAAAAATGCGGCCTCCAAAATTTTACGACGTGCAGTATGAGCTGATGGAACCAGAGGAAATGGAGGGGATAAAGAAGCGCCGTTTGAAGGCGCTGGAAAAACATTCAGAAAACAATACGAGAGAGCGCCTCAGAGTGCGCGAAACGATCCAGTACAGAAAGCTTGACAAATTAGGCAAATCACTTGAGGAATAGAACGATGATCCACAGGATTTTCACAGTTTACGACTGCAAGGCAGAGGCATATTTGCCGCCGATTTATATGCAGACCAGGGGCGCCATGGTGCGCGCCTTCATCGATACGGTAGCGGAACGCGGTCACCAGTTCGCAAAGCATCCTGAGGACTATACACTGTTCGAACTGGGATCATACGACGATGGGACTGCTCAGTTTGAACTTCTGGAAACCCCAATGGCTATTGGCAAGGCCATAGAGTTCCTGAAGGAGCAAGCAAGTGCCGAAAAACCCGTCCGTGATGAGCCACTCGTTCTCCCAAGTCCCCCGAGCGGAAATTCCACGCGCCCGCTCCGATCGTGACTGGGAAAC